CGACCGCGACGGCATCCATTGTCGCAGATGGCGTGTCAAGTGGCAAGCGTGGGGCGGTCTCCAGCATGTCGCGCTGGCGCATGCGGGCCTCCAGGCGTGACCAGTGGTGCTCGACGTATTTGTGCACGCCCAGGTAGTACTCTGCGGCCAGGCTGTACACCGCGCAGTCCAGCGCCTCGTTGCGCCGGCCTGCAGGCTTGAGCCACTCCAGGCGCGGCCGGCCCTTGTGGTAGCGGGTGACCAGGCGCTCGGCGGTGAGCTGCTCGTACACATAGCTCGGCGTGTGCCGGCTAAAGTGCACATATCCGGCGCCGGCCTGCAGCACCCGCAGCGCGCTGTAGATGATGGCCTTCGCCGTGTCGGTGCCCACCGGCCACACCCGCGCGCCGCGCTTGATGCGCTGGCCCTTGAAGTTGACCTCGACCTCGGTGGGCCGGCCGATCACCGGCTTGGCGGCCTGGCTGGAGCCCTTGACCGCGATGACGTGCTCGGACTGGTGGCGCCTAGCGTAGTGGTAGACCGCCTGAGTGTGGTGGCCGCCGCTGTCCACCGCGGTGGCCGTAATCGCCATGGCGCTGCCGCTGGCGTGGGTGAAAGACGTGCGCCGCCACTCGGTCAGCGCGGCCCATGGGCTGTTCGCCTGGTCCTCGAGGACGGAGGGGTCGCCGTAGAACACCCGGTGATCCACCAGCCAGCGCTCGTTCGACCGCCCGACCGCCCAGGCGTAGGC